TATAGATGGTTGCCAAGCCTCTGTGTCCCTTATATAAAAACATTATAAAGCCTTTAGATAGAGCTCGTTATCCCGAACTGAGGTCCTTTCTAACCCAATGCTCAGGATCTGGATGCAAATGACGAGGAATACATTTATTTCTTTTCTTCATAACTTCTTCAGAAATTTAAGTTGAAACCCTTCTGCCTTTTTTATTCCTGGGTATAGCTTCGTTAGAACCTCCCATGCTCTTGTCTTGTGCCGATGCCACATCGTAACCGGATGCACACGCTCACCACTTGGTAACACATAGAAATCTGCCTTAATGGTATCAATATGCTCATAGTTTGCAGCTTTATATATAGTTCCCTTGTTACCTATGGACGTATCGGCATAAGATATAAGGTACTTGATTTCCTTATGTGTTGCCCTAATATACTTATGCAAGAGAGATAGGCAAATCGTCTCGCTAAACTTTGGCATATCATCAGACAACCACATTCTGTCAAATTCCCTCACTTGATGGTAATCCAACACTTCGCCCTTTTCAGCCTTGATGTGCGGTCGGATTCCATACCCTATTTGCATTGCACCCCTTATCTTATCCTTATACAATACCAAAAGATTCAAGCAACTATTCTTCGTTACCTTGTGTGAAAAGTGATGAGGAACTATGATTGCATCTGCTTGCGCCTTATCGCACTCCATCAGCTTTATTCCCTTTTCCTTGCATTCGTAACCGATAACAAATCCGCAGAAGCCTAGCACTGGAGACTTGTTCAACTTTCTTCTTCTCATATCAATGATACCTCCAAAAATAACGTTTGAAATTATCTAGCAAATGCTCTATACAAGCTTTGATTTCGCCTTCTCTCAAGAATCGGTTGCAAAAACCTATCAATTCATCACGTACCAACCCTCGTTTTAAGGCTTTGTCTCTCATAGCTCTTATAAGAGCATCCGTTGTTTCTTTATTCCCATTTCTTACAACAGGATTGCAACAAAACACCTTGCACATATCCATAGTTTCAAAACAGACTTAACTGCCTACTCATATTCTTTAATTCGTTATTAGCAAAATCTACTTGACGCTGGTCTATTTCAAAGCCTATATACTTTCTTTCAAGGTTTACGCAAGCTCTTGCCGTTGTACCGCTCCCCATGAATGGGTCTAGAACAACATCACCAACATTTGTCGAGTTTCTAATTAATATCTCCATCAACTTTACAGGTTTTTCAGTCTGATTAATCAAACCATCCTTATCCTTGCGCTTGTTGGTTGGAATAGGAACACTCAGAATGTCAGATGTACCACATTCATTTATCTGTCTATCACCACCTTTGCGTAGCATGATGATATACTCTTTCTGTGCCATATAATAGCGGCCACATATTTTTGCGCACTTATCCCATATTAAGCATTTGGTAAAATGGAACTCACTCTTTCCTACCACATCAAGAAAGTGCATTAAATTATAATCATTACACATAAGATAGCAATGCGACCTGTCCTTTAATATCCGGTACAAATCATTGATGTAGTCCGAAATATCAATATCGTTACTCTTGAATATTTTGCCCTTTCTTGTTTGAGATTCCGTCCAATATCCTCCCATACTCCCTGAGCCACCCCTAGACTGAACCGGATAAGCCACATCGGAACATACGAGGTCTATGCTATCACTATCAATCAGCTTTAAAAGCTTTCGACAATCACCTTGATAAATTCTATTTAACTCCAGCATATCCAAACATATCTTTTTGATTAAACAATTCTTCCTTAATTCTTCTTTGTGCCACCTTGAAATAATCCTCATCCAATTCAAAACCAAGGTAATTCCGATTTGTCCGCATACAAGCCAGAGCAGTACTTGCGCTGCCCATAAAGCCATCAAACACCAAATCGCCTTCATTTGATGATTTCAAGATGCATTGCATAAGCAAGGGGATTGGTTTCTCGTTCTGATGTACCAATTTATCTGATGGAACTCTATCAAAGTCCCAAACATCCTCTAAACGCTTGCCGTTTATGGTTCGTCTGCCTTTATTCAAGTACAGGATTGGCTCGTAACATTGACCATATTGCGCCTCTAAATCTCCAGCCGTATGGTTGTTCTTTCGCCAAATGAGCACATTCTTAATGGTAAACCCTGCATTCCTCGCTTGTTGCATAAAAAAGTCCAAGGTCTTAGCACTACAGAAGATATAAGCAGCACTATCATCCTTCAAAATCCGGTAGCATTCGCTCATATAATCAATAATCAATTGCTCATTATCGTCATTGAGTATTTCCTTCGAAAAACGATGGTCGTCTGCTCTCCATCCCGTCTTATAGGAGATACAATATGGTGGGTCAGTAACAATTAAATCTACTTTCCCGCTCTCTATTTGTTTCATTCCTTCTATGCAGTCGGAATTGTATATTCTATCAAATTCAAGCATATCAAATCTCTTTTATAGCGTTAATATAAGCTTCATGAGCCTCTTGTTGCGTATCAAAGCAACCTATATATATTTTCTTTTTACCTATCTGATACTGCGCTTGCCATTTTCTTACACTCTTATTCCAAGTCACACCCAAATATTCGGAAGAGGTTTTCTTTGCTATAGCAGAATAAATCACATTGTATCTTGCGGTGCAATACTCCAAGTTGTCTACATCGTTATTCGTCTTGTCGAAATCCTTATGATTCACCATCGGCAACGCTTCTGGATTCTCCAAGAAAGCCTGAGCTACCAAACGATGGATATAAAACATCTTGCGCTTTCCGTTCTTGTAAAGCCATACCTTCAGATAACCTTTTGGTGTCTTGCAAGGTACGATTTCCTTTAATTGAGACGTTCTCCCAATAGTAAAAACATGTCCCAGCTTGCTAACATAATACCTTTCGTAATTCTTTATAGGCTTTATATCACCAAGAAACCTTGTTATACATTTATCTTTCATTGTTACCTCCTTTTTCAAAGAAACTTGAATATATGGCTTGCGCCTCCTTTGTATCTAGCAAATCAATATCATTGTAAAACCTTCTGTACACAACGCACAGCCTTTCGTCATTTCCGGTTTCTCTTGCTTTAGCTATTTGCTGACAAGACTCCATGAGAAATGCACTTATCTTCTCATAACTTCGCTTCTGTGTCTTCTTTAGCATATCCATGCTTACAAAGGTTTTGTAATGGATGATATGCTTTTCTTGCTCGTATTCTGTGAGTATAAGCCCTTCCGGAATAGCAAATACCACTCTTCTTGTCTTGTCATCACTATAGAGCTGAACAGCACCTGTAAACGATGTATATATCTTTTGCAATATCTTGAGAATCGGTAAGTCTTTTTTCAAAAACCTTTCTGCAAATCTCTTCAGAAAATGAACGCTCATAGCAAAACAATCTTCGCTATACCCCTCGTTTCTACTCATAGGAATATACTCGTTGGTTTCCTTCAGATAAATGAACAAACCGGAAGCAAATACATCGCCATGTTTTACACCTACAACGATGAAATAATCGGCATTAGGTGTAGCAAGCTCAAAGGTCTTTGTTATTTGTCTTACGTTCTGCTTTCTCATTTCACGTTTAAGCTCATTAGCTTTTCGCATCTGAAACTCATAGATTCTAGCTTCATCTAAGTTTCGTACTCTACGCATCTCTCCCGATGTCATACTTGCTGTTATCATGCGCATTCCTCCTTTTTTATTTTAGATAGCCAGCAATCCCAGATTCTAGTAGCTACATTAGCCATCATAACTGGAGGCACACACATACCACAGGCAAACCAAGGCTTCATACCATTAAAGTCATAATCCATAGGGAATGTTGAGGCTAAAATCGTATCATGCGCCGACATATAGCTTGGATTATCAAAATACACAAGTCTATCTTCCATTGCTGATATAGTATTGCATACCTTATTCTTTTTAAGAAACATATTATTGAACATAGAAAGACGATTATCCATCCGCTTGACAATATCACCGATAGAATTGTCCTTTTCGTTTCTATACTCCCAATACTTCATCATTCCTTTAGGAATCTGTCTTCCATTATAGTCCGAGAACTCATCCAAGACAATTTCTTTCTCGTTGAAGTCCATATCTATCTTAGGCACTCGCTCGAACAAATCCTTCTGAACCATAAACGGCTTGCAAAGGTCTTTGCGTAATCCTAGAAAGAACACCCTAGGTCGATTCTGAGGAACACCCATATTACGTGCATTAAGCAACCAATGCTGCAAGATATATCCGGCATTATCCATCTGCTTGTAAATCTCTTTCACGTACTCGATAGCTTCACCTTGCAACAAACCTTGGACATTCTCAAAAACCACCACCTTTGGCTTTAGTTCTTTAGCAAGGTCAATAGAGTAGAAAGCCAAATCGTCAAGCCTTTGCGCCTTCTGACCTTCTCGGAATACTTTTTCCTTTCCCCAAGCCTTTTGGCGGTCACCTGCAATACTGAATACAGAACATGGGAAACTAGCATCCAATATATCCAAATTATGCAACTCTTCTTTCATAATATGCCCCCCCATATTGATATTGGTAATCAACTCACGAATATCACAATTGAAAGAATACTTGACATCGTGATTCTTCAAGTACATCTTCATAACCTTTGGGTCTATCTCATTACAGGCTACAACATCGTAGCCAGCTAGTTTGTAACCAAAGGAACTTCCACCTCCACAACAAAAGCAAGACATCACCTTACCTTTGTCTTTTGTGAAATTAGCATCTTTTTTAGTCCATCTATAAGGGAACTTGTGCTCGTTTTTATACATTTATCTACCATAAAAAACAATCGTTAATAAAAACCGATGTATAAAAATAACCACAAGTAATATGGTTGTAAAAAAGGGACTCTAACCCTTGAATTTAGATTCTGTTTTCTTCGACAATGCGTCTTAAATAATCATCCGCTGCGTTATCGTCTATTTTTGACTTAAGAGACATTCCTGTGTTATATCCTATCATTAAGGACACATTCTTGCTCTTTTTCTTGTTCTTTCCATATCGCCAGCTAAAAACCTTTCCTAGCCAAGCTATACCAACAATACCATCTGCTACAACTATTGTCGGCAACAAAACATATACTTTATATATCATCGCAATCTAATTGAGAGTTAAAAATATATCTATTCTGATTCAACCAAAGCTCCACGTAGTCAGCCTTGATTTTCAGAAATTCTTCGTATGTGTAGCATTTCTGCTGCTTACCACCTTTGTTCCAATAATAGGCAACTCCTCCCAAAGAAAAGAAGTCTATCAAGTCCATTTCCTTTCGCTCCGGTTCTTCACGCTTTTTCTTTTGCCTATATCTACTTACAGCAAGCAATATGAGACAAACGCAAAGCAACATGGAAACCAGTATCTCGAATATCAACCTTACGTCTTGCATCTTATTTTAAACAAAAAACACGAAACTACCGATTGCAAAGTCAAAGGAATAGTGACTCGGACTGCCTTTCGGTATAGTCCATCGGGTTTCGTGTCTCTAATATCTTATCAATTTCTTAAATCGCCATTTTATCCTTTTTTGTTCTGCGCTTGCAAAGATAAACAATATTTCGCTAACTTGCAAGCGTTTTAGTGCTTTTAATATTTTATTTGCATTATTTTAAACTTATCCTTTTTTGAAGTTCATGCCAAACTCTTCTTCCGTTACCTCATACATTACATCACCACATGCTACTCTTTGCTTGTCTTTTGCCATCAGCAATAAGTTTCTATAAGGTATCTCTTTCACGACTTCTTGGTAAGATAAATGCAGACTATCCATAAAAGATGCAATCTGTCCTAAGAGTGTATCGTTACCTATGGTCGTGGTTTTGCTATCATCCTTGCCGCACTCTTCGCCAAAATTGATAGCGTCTGAAAATCCTTTATAGAGATTAAGGAATAAGCCGTTTGTAAGCCATTGACAACCTCTTCAAGCGTTCCTTTAGATAATTCATCACTAATGGATTCATCGCCTTGTATGAATACGGACAACGCCTTGCAAGCATCATCCAAATTCTTAAGCATGCATAAGACTTCCGCTAAGGTCTTGCCCTCTTCGAAACTATCAAGGTATTTAGCCGCCTTGACCAATTTTATAATTGTAGGTGGTGAAACGTAATAAGCCCTTCCATTCACGATTATCGTTACGGTGTCCTCTCCAAGAATTGCATCCGTAATTAATTTACTTGCCTTACTCATGGTTCTGAATATTAAAAAAGGGGAACGGCATTAACACCATCCCCCTCTATCATTTGTTGCCTATGTCTTATTCTTGTTCTACAACCGCAGAGCCTTCCCATTGGTACTCGCCAGCCACACCATCGATCTCGCTTTCCATAGCAACGGCAGAAATACCCAAAGTGATATTCTTATCCTGCTGGTCACCCTTGGCAACGATAGCCGCATTTGAGAAAACGATGTAGTTCCCTGTCTTGGTCTGAGCAACGATACACTTGTTGATATTAGCCAAATCTTGGCTAGAAGACCAACCTACTGCATCTGCCTCCGTTGTAGTCTCTTCTCCAGTTGCCTTGTACATCTTACCACCCTGCAAGTCTACCTTATTCTTCCATGAAAAGACACCAATAGAGAATGTAATTGTCTTAGCACCCTCATCGGTCTTGTCACGATAGTAAACCTGTCCGTTCAGCTCGTTCTTGTACTCGGTAACACTAGGGTCATCCTGAGAATATCCCCATGTTCCCTCATGGCTGTTCTTAACCTCTGTAGCGGTTTTCAACCATGTAGCCAACTTAGCAGGTGTATTTGCCTCGGTAAGAGGAGCACCATACCAAATTCTCTTGATTCCAATAAATGGTTTCATCTTATCTTACGTTTAATGTTTCAAAATCAATAGTAATGTTTGCGTAATGGCAACTCAACCTACTCTCTTGCTCTATGCCGTGGGAGCGGATAGAATAACGATACCATACATCCTCAGCTTTTCCGACCTCATTGTCGGACAGGGTTTGAATAGCCTTCTTTAAAAGCTCGTTCAATTGAGGATTAGCCTCGCCCTCTATATCTTTGAGCAATATGTTTACCTCTATAGTACAATCGTTGAAATATGTCTTGTCTGCACTCATGCGCTTAGGAATGATTACTATCATGCCTTCATCAGGAATCTTCTCACCGACCAAAGGTCTTTCCCCCTCAAGTCCACCCTTTGTCAGATGTCCTTTCAGTCTTCGTTCCAATCCCATAAGTTCCAAGTCATCATAGATTACATGACCAGCATCTATTTCTGTTATCATCGCATATCCTCGATTTCTTTCTTGATATACTGAATACCCGAATCTATAACATCATATCCCCTAGAGGAAACATCAGACGCATATTCCGCTTTGTTGCCAAGGGTCAAGGTGTGGTCATGTACATTACTATAGTTAGACCTTCTGAGATTACCTGTGCGGTTTCGGTAGTTTCCGTTAGCCTTATCAAGCTCAACAGCAGTTTTACCTAACCTATCAAGAAATTCATCTACTTCCCTTTCTCCCTGTGCAAAGAAAGCGTCTATCTCATCCTTTATAACATCAGACATAGATACTCATATAACCAAGATAATTGCACTTAGGGGCATTATAGACCTTTCCACCTCCTCGGTAGCTTCCATCATCGGAATAGACCTGGACTTCATCACCTTCGGAAATCTGGCACTTGTCACAAACAATATGATATTTCGGTGTATATATGCTACCATTCTCGGTAGTGAAATGCTCGGTAGAGTTGTCATCGCACCGACAACGCCCCATTTCTTTCCATTCCTCAGAAGAGCTAATGACCTCGTTGTACTTGTTGACAACCTTATTCACGAACTTCTTCTTTAATATATGAGGGGAATATAACATAACCTAGACATTTACCAAATATCAGACTTATCCGTGATAGTGGAAAGCCCTAAAGCTGCCACCACTTCATTATCCGGAGCAACACCATATTTTCGGCAAAGCCACATATAGTATTGTCCTATCTTAGAGTAGTCCCAAGAGACAGAGAATCCATTTTCGTTCACATTGCTCATATATGGGGCAAGCATAAGTTCCTCGATTACGGAAATCATCGCCTTGCCTACAACCTGCGAATTATCAGACGTATATTCTTCGTCAAGGTCTATACCTGACGAAATATCTTCCAATTGGGCATCCGTTATGTTCCAAGCACGCAACTTCTGCGAAATGTATTCTCTTATCTTCATGTGACATCATTATTTCTGAGCCTGACTCATAGCCTCAGCGATTTTCTTTGCAGCCTCTTGCTCGCTCTTAGTCTTTTCGTCAAGCTCCTCTTCTACATTCTCCTTTTCAGAAGTCTCTTCGGTTGACTCGGCAGCATCCTTTTTTGGGGTTTTCTCCTTTTTAGTCTTGCTCTCCTTCTTCTCCTTTAAGACTTCCTTCTTAGGTGTCTCTTCTGATTTTTTATCTTCATCCTCTTTAGGAGTTTCTTTTCCATCATTCAAGACTTCCTTTTTAGGAGTATCTTTAATTTCCTTATCGTCTTTTGGAGATGCAGAACTATTATCGTTCTGCACCTCCAACATCTTGCAAAGCTTACGTTCGATAAGGGAGTTCATGCGTTCTTCGTCAAAGTCCAAGATTGCACCTACTTCATAGATGGTGTTAAAATGGAACTTATCACGGAACGGACTAATTACCTCACCTCTCATAAGCCTAACCTACTGCTTGTGTTGAGTCCAAAGAATAGATAGCATCAACGTTATTCAAGATAGGAACAACCATTGCTTGTGAGCTGGTGAACTCACGGAGTGGGTCGTTGGTAGAATAACGACTAGCCAAGATATACTCATCGGCTGACTGATAAGTAACACCTGCAACTGGTCTTGTAGCTTCGGCTACGTTAGTCCAGAACAAATCACCAAGGTTATCATAGCATGTAAAGGTCATGTGACCCTTAGCCCAAGGGTTGTGTGTTCCCTTCTTGCCGTTAATCTCGGTCTTGATTGTACGGGCTACACGTACCAAGTTAGTCTGCCACTTATTTCTGAAGATAGAAGCAATCTGCTCAAAGCTCAAAATAGGAATATTGCTATTACTATTGGTTGCAATGCCTTGATTGAAGGCAAACTGAGCACGAACCTGCTTGTTCTTGCCAAGCAACTTGATTGTGTAATCATCAAGATAACAAGTAGTGATGGTATTTTGGTCTTCCATCGCCTTGTCGTAAACCAATTGGATGTCATCAAGAGGAGTTGCATCCTCTGCGTCCCAAGCCTTAGCACCGTGACCGAACTTATTCTTCTCGGCAAAACCTACATCAATTCGGATACCAGTACCACCGGAACGAGTTGCCAAAGCTACACCTGTTGACAGCTCACTGAGGAACATATCTTCAATACGCTCGTAAACCGCCTGAATACAACGAGGAAGGTCTGCAAACAAGTTACGCAAAATCTGTGGCTGAGGCAAACGTTGCGCAATCATGTTATCCAAATCCTTAAGCTGCTTCTCTGACATGTAAAGCTTCATACCAACCTTTGGGATTTGACCCTCAGCGGTTGAAACCTTATCACGGCTCTTCAATGGAAGTTCTGCATCCATTGATACAACATCAGCAGCAACTCGTGTGTATTCCGCAGTAATTGATGCCCAGCGTCCGTCCTGACTATATGTGTTAGTCAAGTGGTCTCGGTACATATAGGTCAATGCAGTCTGATTCTTGCCGTTCAACTTCTCTACTACACTTGCAACAAGTTGTGGGAAGTATTTATTGACCAACTGAAAATAAAGTGATTTTTCCATCTGTTATCCTCCTTCTTTTAGTCTTTGTCCATGGTTGCATCAGACTCATCGAACTTGTTTGCATCCTCATCGCTAACCAAAGCAATCTTTGGCATAGCTGTAAGGAACGCATCCGGATAGTCTGCACCATTTGCAGCCTTAGCTGCTACCTTGTTAACTTGTCCAGCAGTCATAATTGCCGCTGGCTCACCGTTCAGAATGGAACGATAGAGAACACCCGCATACTTGTAATGCTCCAATGGGTCGCTGGCAGTACCCAAAGCCTTATAATTGTCTGTTTCAATAGGCAATGGCTTGTAAGTTCCCTTACCATCTGTCACGATAACACGACCTGCGTAAAGAACTTCATCTTTTACGCCTGTCCAATCCAAAGCACGACCGCCCTTGATGTCGCCTTCCCATTTCTGGATAATGACGGAATCCTCACCAAAGACAATTTGCTTTTTTGTAGTCTTCAATTCCTGATTCATGTTTTTCAATTTTTAAAGTGACTGAACTAATGATGCGGCCACATTGTCAACGTCCTCCTTTGTTGGCTCGCCCTCGCTAGCACGATAGCTGCCCCCGAATTGTGGTTGTTGCAACGCCTTGTAGTTGTTCGCTACCTTGGAGAGGTATGTTTCGATAGCTTCATCTGTAGCATCATCGCTCAAGGTGAAACCCTCGTTGATACGACTTTCGGGAATGCCCAACTCCTTAGCCTTTGATAAAATCTTCGCATCGTGGTCTGCCTTTGCCTTTGCCTTTGCAGCAGCCTCTTCCTTAGCCTTAGCCTCCTCAGCTTGCTTTTGGATAGTTTCTTGCAATTCCTTAATGGTCTTGCTTTGCGCCTCCATCTGTTCGTTGTAAGTCTTGGCTTGGTCTGTGTTCTTCTGAGTCAAGGTCTCAACGAGTTTCTTGAACTCTTCACGTTCCTTGGTTCTTGCTTCATCTGAAGCTTTCTTCTCTGCTGCCTGCTCTTCAAAGTATTTTTTGAGATAATCCGGCATTTCGTTTTTCTTTGCCAATTCCTCCAAGCGTTTCTTTTCGGCTTCTTCAGCGGCTTTCTTGGCTTCTTCGTCAGCTTTCTTCTTAGCTTCTTCTTCAGCAGCCTTGCGTTCAGCATCTTCTTTAGCCTTCTGTGCCTCCTCGAACTTTTTCTTGGCATCGGTAACTCTGCGGTCATTGTCCTTTTGCAAGGACTCCAAAAAACTCTTTTGACTAGCAACCACTGTCTCGATGTTGTCATCAGTAACAAGCCCCATCTTATCAAGCATTTCGGCATGTGCCTGAAGAACTTCATCACCTAACCCAAGAGACTTATACTCTTGTTTTAGTAACTGGAAAATTTTATCTTTCATTCTTTCGATATATTTGTTAAAACTAGTGCAAAGATAATACGAAAAGAATAATTAACACACTAATCCATTTGCAAGTATCTCACTTTTGCTTAAAAGTGAGTAATAACGGCATTTTTAAGCGATTTAAGGCTATTTTATCACATATACGAATAATTTATAGCAACACAAAATAAAACACCTTATATAACAAAAAAAACGCCAAATATCCTCACGGACATCTGACGCTTGTCGAATAAAAAGAACCTAAACATTAATCTTCTAAAAGTTTATTACATTTCTCATATAACCCAAATGATTCAAATTAGAATAGAACCGTCCATCACGCTCTATGAATTTACCGGACTTCACAATCTCACCATTATGCAACATTGCAAACTTAGAACCATGAGCTGTCCATTTGTTCATTTCTTTCATATGTTTATCAGAACCCCAACCATATTTCTTGATAGTAGGATAAATGAAACGTTCAAAGCAAATTTGACTATCTGTTTTATCATGCTCAGTGCAAATCGGGAGCACTCCATTATGTGCGAACCAATAACCTGCCTTGTAGAATGGATGGCAGTTCTTGACACAGACAGAGCCATGAGTAGCAAATCTAAAATGTATGATTACATTCTCATTTATATCTCGCTTCATCAATCTACGGATAAATGTAGAGAAATGCAAACTCTTGTAATGGTCAGACTCGCTCACAAAACCGCAACCATCGGGATTTCTCATATACGCAGCCTTTAGTTCATCTACGGATGGCAAAGCAACACCTTTCGGACATACAATAATAACACACATATCTTTACCCTTTCTTTTTCTTAATAACACTTTGATTTCTTTGTGTCCTAGTGCTTTTACCCTAGGACTACATTAATTAATCGTTATTGGTTGCAAATGCATCCTTACGACTCTGGAAGAAAGCCTTCTCTTCTTTATTCAAGAAAGGTATATCTTCGATATTCATAACCTCACTAGCAAAGACATTATTGCGAGACCAACCGACAAGCTTTGCGCAGAACTTAACCCACATTTCTATCTTCTTGAAATTGGTAGAACCTTGATGCTGGCGAAACTCGATTGTCCTGTGACGTGTATAGCTCTCAGCATTGACCTTATAATATCTATCTCCATGAAAGACATCGAATCTAATATCTTGATTGCTGTGACAATTAGAGAAATCTTTGTCAAGCAAGCTGGCTGCCCAACGGCAATTACCTCTTCGTGAAGGAGCCATGAAGCTATCAATCAATCTTTCAAGCTTCTGATAATTCTTGAAGACGTTAACATACTGCTCACCTGTCAACTTTGCTGCACCAATATGAACGTGAAGACCACAAGTAGAATTTACTCTTGCACCTACGGCATCCAAAGACTTAATAGCCTTCTTTAAGGTTGCCATACCATTTGTATTGCCATTCAATACCGGACTTACAACCTCGTTAGGGTCAACATCACCACGAACTGAAGCATCACTAACAATCTTGAAATAACTCTTGTTGTCGGTGTGGTTATAGCCCTCAGAATGAATATCAACACCATTCTGACGACCTGCCTCTATCAAGGCATTGCGCTCGGCATGAACACATTCTATCTCAACACCGAATGTATAAACAAATCTCGTTGAAGTAGAACCGCTAGGTACATAGACCTTCAACATATCGGAGATTTCTTTCTCACGAAGACCGCAAGTCTTCAATGCAACAATCTTTTCGTTGCGAGGCATCTTTGACTTCTTAATTTCGTCAATAGTCTCAATTAATGACTTCTTTGAACTTGCGAATGAAAAACCAGTCTGCTTAGACATAATCAATTGTGCTAGTTGTTTCGGGTCTTACCCCTTGGTGTCGCTCTCACCTTATTGAGTGAAACTTGTCACTCGGCAAATCAACCAACTTATCTTGATTGACGATGCAAAGATACAAAGAATATTTGAAATATGCAAATTATTTAATGTTTTTCTTTTGTATTTTAACCTTTCATAACTGATACGCATAGCTTGTTAATATTTCTGTTTTTATTTTACCTTATTATATATAAAAAAGGCTTCGATGTTCACACACCAAAGCCTAAAAAACTTTACTAACTAATTACCAATTTTTATCGACTATCTTTTTAAATCATCACCAATATCTTCTTCTACTCCCAAATCCGGTAGTCTATCATACGCTTTTTGGTCATCACCTCCTTCAGACTTGACACCTAGCAGGTAACCATTCCGAAAAGCATAATATACCAGCTTTTCCATATCTTTAGCCGTTGCGTTATCTGTCAAATGTAGCGTGGCGTACAATCCCATCAAGAACTTCCGTACATCTTTTGGATATACCTTGTTGTTCTTTTCTAAAGCGACTGCCATTCTTAACGGACTTTTCATATTCTTCAATTTTTCGTTAAACCATCAAATGAAGCACAATAGAGAGCCATTCCGCTTGTTCACCTAGTTCATAGACTTATTCACAACTTTATTCGTCTCATCTGCTTCCTACGTTTACCCGTTGACAGATGTCCGAGATTCCAACAAAACAAACATCACGGCTCTCTTCTTGTGTCTCATTGTGCCAACGGAAGGATTCGAACCTTCGACCCTAGGATTAAAAATCCTATGCTCTGCCACTGAGCTACGAAAGCGTAAAGGAATGATTGGATTCGCACCAACGCCCCCTTAGTTACCATGCCAAGTGCTCTACTACTGAGCTACATTCCTCGTAATATGCAAAAAGTACTCGTGGTGCAAGGGAGATTCGAACTCACCGAACCCACAATGGGAATAGATTTACAGTCTATCTTCTTTAACCGCTTGAATATCGCACCTTTTGTGGAACATATACCAATTCCACCTTGTTGCCCCAAGCGGATTCGAACCACTAATGACAGAACCAAAACCTGTAGTGTTGCCATTACACCATAGGGCAATTTAGTACTGCATAAAGGATTCGAACCTTTGAATACCAGCGTGAAAAGCTGGCGACTTAACCACTTGTCTAATGCAGCAACTAGGGTCTCTCACCCTTATAAGAGTTTCCTTGTTATAGTCTAGCTGAGCTGGGGAACTTGGGAACCCTGCCGTAAACTCCTAAGTCTTGACTTATTATGGTAGAAGCGACCTCTCAGAAGGCCATCTGTTTCAAACACGATGCAAAGATAAGCATTTTTTCTTATTCCTGCAAGCGTTTTAGTGTTTATTTATATTCTTTTGATGTATTTTACATCATTTATCCATTCGAAGAATACCACAAAGGGTTTCTACAAGTTTCTTTGCGTCATCACCTTTGATTTCGATAACATTTGAAAATCCATCAAGAGCATCCTCGCCTTTCTGTTCCTTATCCAAACGCTTACGGAGAGCCAAATCTGGATTCTCTACCAAGATAGAGTCCAAAGCATAATTGCAAATGCGGCTTGCAAGTTCCTCGTTACCATTCGCATCACGCACAAACTCATTCTTTCCTTCAAGAATATCCATAATCTCGTTGTACTCTTCAGCATTCTCACAATTACGTGAAAGCATACCAATTACCTTGTAGCGGTCAATCTCAAAGCTGACCTTTAATTTGTCTTTATTCATTCTTTCTATTTTTTTAATAATTAAACATTATACCAAAAACCCCTTTCATAATAAAGTCCTCCCTTTAACTCATACCGGATAGCATCTGACTCTTTGCAAAGCTGACGGATTCGTATATACAAACGTTTGTCCAGCTCTTCTTCAAACAAAAGAGACAATTCCTTCCAATTGTCAACAACAGGAGCAAACCAAGGATACTGCTCCTTTACAACCTGTAGCTCATCCAAGGTTACGTGTCCGTGTTCTACCATATCATAGCATCTACGGAAGTCACTATTGTCTTTAGGAATATCCAAATCTTTCTTTCGTTTTACCCCCATCAATGCACTCCACATAGTCATTGAAGAGATGCCTGTATCACAAGTGGCTATCCACTCTATCATTCTTTGCTTGTTCATCTTCTTTTATATTAATCACGCTAAGTCGCTTTATTAACTCTTCACATGCTTCTTTAGTTAAGATACATTTCTTGGAATCTTTAATGCCAGTAACCTTTTCACGAATAGTAGTATTCGTGTCGTACACTTCTTGTAGTTTTTTCTGAAACTCAATTACGTCTTCGTTGGTAAGTTTACCTTTCTTCTCAACAATCTTGTTTGTTATATTCTTATAGACGCATTCGAGTTCAGTACATAAACGAGATTCTAACTTCATCATTATTGCGTGTACAAAAGTATCATAAAGTCTTTCCATCTTGTATTTCCTCCAAAAGTCTTTTGATTACCTCGTTATCTTTATTCTCAATGCGAGCCTTTAAGATACTCTTGAATGCGGCATCCATTGCATCGTATCTACTGGAATATTCCTTACCATCCGTATGACACAAGCCTTCCTCTACACACCATGATGTAGTTTGCCAACAGAACTTATCTTTCGAAATGTTTGCAACACAAATATAGTAACCGAAATGCTCTAAAAGCCAATCAAGCACCATATCATAGCTTGGAGCGGATATTGCCGGATGCTTACTATTCAACTTTAAGGCAGCAGAAAACTCAATATTGGATTTCTCCCACTCGGAATTGGAGTAAGCAATATAACTGCCGTAATGCTCATTATATTTTCCACCCTTACGAATGCCACCCTTTGCTGTCCAAGGACTAGCATAAGCCCAAAATTCTGCTATCTTCTCATCGTAACCAACCTCCTTCAGAAGTTTGGCTATCTCAAAGGGAACTACCTTTGGTTTTATCGTCTGCTTATTTGCCATTTTCCACCCTTTTTAAACTGAACCCGAATCAGACTTATCTAATTCATCAATTGCCTGTCTAAGCAAAGGAAGAACCTTGTCCAAGTCTTCGAAATCCGGTACGACTTCATTCACTCGCAAGATTGCTTGACCTAACAAGCTCTTAATCTTTTCTCTGTCCATTGCTCTTCTCGGTTTGTTTCTCTAAGTCTTTTAAATCTACCTTCTCAAATCGAGGAACTGGCTTACCATCAATCTCAACATTACCAAAGAACATTTCCTTTGGTCGCACCCAAACTTCATGCTGTCCGCACACTGCTTGATACGCAACCTTAGCTTCAGAAGTCTCGCTATCAGTAACCTCACCAAGGTACTCATAGAAATTGCCCTTATAGTGTCGGTAAATCGGCTTACTGAATCCACCATGCAGCCAATCGGCTTTGCCGTTGATTTTCACGTACTCCCTTACCGCATCGCACTTACAGGACTTATTCAGCTCTTCTACCCAATCAAAGAAAGCTTGTTTGTCCTTTATCTCTTCACTTGATACCATGAAGAGATAAGTGCAAAGAAGCATCTTACCTGCATCAGTATCATATTTCTTGTTCACCTCTTCAGCTAATTGCATCATAGGTGTATCTAAGCGATAATTCCAACTCATAATCTACCCTTTCTTACTTTTTAAATTTGCCAAATCCTCTTTCAAACGTAGATGGAAATTATCTTCTCCATCATCACCGGAAAGAAGCCAATCAACTCTTTGGGCATAAACCTGAGCTTTCTTCAGAAGTTCAATACCCTTTTTGAATTCCTTGATAGTCTTTTTAGATAAGCCATATCTGTTAGGCATCGTATGATGATGTTTTCTAACATACTTGTCTTCATCCTCTTCTAACCATCGGTCTTCGAGAAAGCATCTTTCGTCTTCCTCATCCAATGGATGACCATCAACATAATCTTCTATCTTTGTATATATGTCAGCAATCCGATACTGAGCATAATCAAAACGTCCACCACTCATTGACTTTTAACTTCAAACTTGAACTTACTTCAATGCACTCAACCTCGCTTCTAGCTGTTGGATTATGTTATCTATAGTCTTTCCCCTATAATCAATAGCAATATCTTCCAGCACCTCAATCTGAGCCGCAATTTTTAATCTTTCTCTTACTACTGTCATAATCAAACTTGTTTATTATGATGCCGTGCTTGCAAAGTTGTAATGCACGATATAAACATAACCGCCATACATCTTTCCGATTGTTACTTCAACGAAATCAAAGATAATGTCGCCATCCATCTTGTAAGAAATCAAAGGCTCAGTTGGGAATGCATGGTGTTCTGTGTTGAAACGATACACTTCTTGTGATAGTAACTGCTTGAATACATCAACCTCACCATCCTTTGAAAAAACACCTTTAAACTCATCTTCATTGTCAATTGCAACAACTACTCCAAGTTCACTTCTGACACATACACCTTCATTTCTACCACTTTGTTCATTATACAAGACAGGTAATGTGTAAACACCTCTTGATTCTTCCATATGCTAATTCTTAATTTTGTATTTTGTTTTTATCCTTCAAGTTGCTTACATTGAGCTAAGTCTATTGCGTACGCCCAACGCTTAGGAACAAAAGACATCGTAGGTACGAACCTATCCGCACGCTCAACACATACATCTTGCGTCCGGTAAATCAATCCGTCTGAGCCTTTTACTTGCAACTCTACTAGAATTGTATGGTCTAGCATCGGGAACTTATCAATATCATGCCAGACTTCACCGCCTTCAAGGAAGGTAGGCTTTATATGGTTCATCTTTGCCATAAAGTACTTCATGTAAAATGTTTGACTTATATTCGTTAGTTATGGCCTCGCAACTACCAAAGCACCACAAATCCTTGGATTGCTCCTTGTGTAACCTTGATGACTTTATATAATAGCCATTGTTGACATCGTAATGCTTACGTACCATAATGTTATCGTTTACCACTCCAATCTCATCATCTGTGATAACATAGAACAAACGCCCATCGCTGAATGCTTTCAAGCCTTTGTACACTCCATTAGAGACAACCATCTTTTCATAGCCGTTCGTCTCCCAGTTGGCATAATCCCAGATGGTTTCCAAATCATCATCATTCAGAAGATTGTTGTCCGTAATAACCTTGCCGATTACCTTGAATTTGCCATCATGCAGCATTGCCTCTACGATAAATTCATCAGCTGCGTTGAAATCGCTAATCTCTATGGTTCTCATAATACTTATGCTTTATGTTCTCGTAAATCACCCTCTTTGCAGCCTTTGCTCTTCTGCTATTATCAGAAAAGACATCATCATACAAAGATATATCTTCACTCTCAAAAGCCACATGCTCACCTTTATAGCAAGCATCAAAGCGGCATCCTTTTTCGGACTTAGCCGCAGTAAACTTTATCTTACCAAACTTAATCTGCATAAGCCCTATCCTAGAAAAAATATTAATGATACTATTTCAAGAGCAAACAAAAGCGTTAATGCATTCTCAATCGTGAATACCTTTTTCATTTTTTCAATACAGTTTTACGTGTGTCTCACGTTCTTAATTTATATTATAAGGGGATTTTGGATCCCCTTTGTGTTCTTACTTCAAAACTCGATAAGTTTTATCGAAATCCACTGCTGTCCCGTTTAGAAATCTTCGGGGCTGAAAAGGCTAGGATATAGCCAATCCTCCGTCTCTTCTGTTGGAACAGCTTTGTTAAACAAATCAT